CCCGTCGATCTGGGCGCCATGCTCAGGCAACTACTGCTGGTGCGGCCACCCGGCGCAGGCCACCCGGCGCAGGCCTGCGTGGTCAACCAGGTCGACACCTGCCCGCACTGCTGACCCGCCCCGGATTGGGCGGGTCGAAAAAAGTCGAGATATCCCTGCAACCGGGGCAGGGGACGAGGTTCTAGAGGATATGAGCAAGACGACCAGCAAGAGCATCACCGAGCAGCGGATCAGCCTCCTCCGTACGGAGGCGCTCTCGGCCGGCGACTACGCGATGGCCGCGATCTGCGACCTAGCTATCGATGGCGCCATCGACACGGACGACTACTCGACCCTCTCCACGGAGGAGGCGCGGCGCGTCGACGGGATGACGCAGCACGACGCCGTTGCCGAGTGCGTCCGCGTCGTCAGCGCCGCGGACGCCGCGTGAAGGTCCGGCGCCGACACGGCATGAGGGTCCAGCTGCGCGGCGTCCTGGAGCGGGACTGGTACTACGCCCTGCTCCTGCGCCGCGGCGGGCGGCGCGACCGTCGCCGGATCCTGATCCGCACGCCGAACTACTCGACCTATCTCGAGGCGATGACGCAGGGCGAGGTGATGGCTGCAGTCCGTGGCTGGATCATCACCAGCGCTGCGCCGCTGCCGGTCGGGTACTGGAGGGCGTCGTGATCCGCATCGTCGTCCTGCTGCTCGCGATCGTAGCGTGTGGCCGCGGCCGCGAGCCGCCCAGGCAGGTCCGGTGCGGTTGTGTGTGGCAGCCGGGCTGCGATCAGCCGGCCTCACGCTGATCGGCTGCAACCGGGGTCCGCATCGTGGGTCTCTACATCGTGGGCGGCATGGGGCCGCCCGGAAGGGATGAGGCAGATGGCTGACACGAGAGACTTGGGGCGCGCGACCCGCGCCCGGCGCGCGGAGAAGCGCGCGGCGCGCAAAGCCCGGCTGAGTGAGCCGGGCAAGACCTACTACACGATCTGCTGCGAGGCCGGCGACTATGTGATGGCGGCGTTCCGCGCCGCCGATCCGACCACGCCCAGCGCGTAGTCGACCTCCGCGGCGCCATCGGCCGCGGCCCCATTGCCCACGCGATCGCGTGGGCCACCATCTCTCAACCAAGGATCAATCCGATGACCAGCACCGCCCGTCTCGACGCCAGCAAGTGGCAGCACCTAACCAACCTGACCCCGCACACGATCCACCTCCACACCCAGAACATGGGCATCTCGATGATCCCCTCGTCGGGTGTCGCTCGCGCCGAGGAGATCATCGTCCCGCTGCCGGACGACGAGGCAGACATCTACTTTGACCACTTTGAGGACAGCGGCATGCACATCTGCGTGCCGCTGGTCGGCAAGAGGTACGGCAACGTGACCGGCCTGCCCGCGCCCCAGCGCGGCCGGCTCTACATCGTCAGCCAGATCATCATCGACGCCTGCCCGGATCGCGTCGACCTGGTCGCGCCGCACGACATGATCCGCGACGATCAGGGGCGCGTGACCGGATGCCGGGGCTTCGCGCGGCGCGCGGCGCCGGTTCAGGATCGCGGCCGGTTCGAGATCCCGGGCTGATGAGCCGGACGCGCCACAGCCGGCGCAGCAGGTGGAGCCGAGCGCGGGTGCAGTGCGACTGCTATACCTGCGTGTCCGGCCGGACAGCGGCGCAGCGGCGCGACGCGGCAGATGCCGCTGGCCAAGCCGCCGAGCTACCGGACATTGCGCCAGCGGGCGAACCCGTGGCGCCGCGCCGCGGTTAGCGATGATGGCCCGGCGATGCCGTCGAGCTCGAGATGCTCACCGAGCCGGTTGAGCGCCTCCTGCCGATCGTGCCCGCGCTCGCGGTCCTCCATGCGCTCGTAGTCGAGCGCCTCGAAGCCCTGCTCGTCGATCAGCCGGCGGAAGATGTCGTCGCCCGGGTCGCCGCGGCCGCGCTCCGAGGTGTTGTCCCTGTGGCCGAACACGCCGACCATCGAGGCCCCGCCGACGTTGTGGCGCGCGATGCCGCTACCCTGCTCCATGCGCGTGATCGGCCGGTTGCGGTACGGGCCGGCCGGGCACTGGGCCGGGATCGCGAAGTGGCCACCGATCTCGGTCAGCGCAGCAACCAGCCGCGAGGTCGCCGCGAGCGTCGCCTCGTAGATGCCAGCCGCCTCGCCCGTGGCCGGCGACTGCTGGTACATCTCGATCCCGATGGACCACGGGTTGCTCCCCTCGGCGTGGTAGGCCTGCGACTCGGCGAGGTCGCACAGGCACACCACGGTGCCGTCCTGGTCGACGACGAGCTGCGCGGCCGAGTGCAGCGGGTCGCCGCGCCAGAAGTCCGCGACGACCTGCGCTCGACCCGGCGGGCCCGAGCCGGGGATCACGCGCTGCGGCCACAGTCCCTTCGTGCTGTGCACGATGATCTGCCGGACCCACGTCGTGGTGCGCGCGCGATAGTCGCCGGGCGAGAGGGCCGCCCACGCCGGGCCGCCGTGGCTCGCCGGCGGGATGATGGTCAGCCCGTCGACAGGCTCGAGCTTGCCGCGGATCAGCAGCCCGCTCACGGCTCGACCTGGAGCGCCGCGAGCACCGGCGTCATCGGGGGTTCGCGGGTCACCAGCGTCAACATCGCCATCTTGAACGTGTCGCGCTCGATCGACGCATAGACCATCCCGGGCCGAATGCGCAGCCACGCGCACCCCACCGGGGACTCCGGGCTGTCGTCCCGCATCGTCTCGACGACCATCTCGGGGTCGCCGCTGTTGAGCTTCACGGTGTCGCCGGCGCTGATCATCGCCAGCCGAGGTCGGCGCGGATGCCGGCGTACGAGGTGGCGAGCAGCGCGCGATCGATCGCCATCGGCGCCGCCGCCGGCGCACCGGGCTTCGCGGGCGCGGACGGTGCCGTGAGTATCGCGACCGCCGCGTCGAGCGCGCACCGCGGCGCGTCGCCCTTGATCGCCGCGAGGTCCGCCTTGAGGCCGGCGGCGGCGACCGTGCCGGAGCCGCTGATCCACTTCGTGATCTCGGCGATCGCCAGGGGAATGATGTCGGCGACGAGCGTCTTGATCGCCGGGGCCTCGCAGTTGAGCCCGGCGGCCGTGCCGCTCGCGACCTGCGCGCGCGAGATGCACGCGGTCTGCGTGGCGCCGGCGACCGCGACGACCAGCACCAGCGCGGCGGCCGCCTTGACGACCGCCGCCTTGACGACCGAGCGGCTCACCGTGTAGCCGAGCTGGGCGAGCAGCGCCGCGGCGATGCCGGCGATCCGCTCGGCCACGGTGCCGGTGCCGATCGCGCCGGACGCGAACAGGACGCCGAGCACCTTGGCCGCCGCCGAGAGCCAGAACTCGGTCGTCTGCCAGCCGGGCTTCACGGCCGTCGCCGTCACGACGTTGCCGGCGCCGTCGGCCGCCGTCGCCGTTGAGATCGCAGGCGCCGATGGCAGGGGCGCGCCGGTCAGCTCCTTGAGCGCGGCCGCCTGCGCGGGCGACATCGGGGTGGTGGGCCGGCCGCTCGTCAGCGGCATCGTCGTGGTCTGGTCTGGGTCAGGCATGCCCCGTTGTACCGCGGCCACCGCCCGGCCGGCGATCAGTCGTTGCGCCGGCCGGGCCGCCCGGGGGGGCGGTCACCGGGGAACCTCGCGATCGGCTGCTGCTCCACCGCTGCCATCCGCCGTCGCTCGCTCGGCGGGTCGCCGCCGGTGACCGCGCGGCGCGTGTCGCCGATGGGGACGCCTTCGACCGGCGTGTGCTCGCGCCACAGCAGCTCGGCCACGCGCGACGGGATGTTGTCGACCCGAGCCGAGAGCGCGGCGGTCGCCGCCGCCTGCTCGAGCTGCACCTCGATCGTCCGGTTCGCGTCAGCACGCTGGGCGGCGGCGCTCTCGCGGGCGGCTGCGATCTCCTCGCGCCGGACGTCGCGCCAGATGGTACCGAACCACCGGCCGAGCGCGACCACGCCGGCGCCGGCGGACCCGAGGCTCGCCACGATCGCCGCGACGATCTCTCCGTCGGTCACGGGGTCACCAGCAGCAAGATGCCTGCGTTCACGCCGGCGAGCGAGGTCGCGATCGTCGTCGCGCCGAGCACGGTACCCGACACCGGCACGGTCGCGCTGGCGAACGCGAGGCCGATGAACGCGTCGCCCGGGTTGTAGCTCGAGTCCCAGTGCTTCGTGATGCCGACGAGGTTCGGGTTCGTGATCGTCGAGATGAAGTTGTTCTGCGCCGCGGTCGCCATGAACAGCAGCGCAAGCTGGTTATTCGCGGTCGATGTCGCGCTGGCGATCGAGAGCGCGGTGCTGTTGGCGTTGTTCGCGCCGGTCGAGTTCGCGCTCACCGGGCTTGCCGACCACGCCGCCGGACCGCTGCACTCGAAGACGCGCGACACGCACCGGGTCGCGGTGCCACCGCTGACCGTCGGCACCGGCATCCGTCCGTTGACGTACGCGGCCGGGTCCACCTGGCGCCCGTACACCGCCAGGTTGTTGGCGATCGTGCCGGCGCTGATCGAGCTCGTGACGCTCGCGATCAGCACGAAACCCTGCGCATCCGTCAGCACGATGGTCGTCGCCGCCGAGTAGGTGCGCACGGCGAGGAACTCCCAGTTGCCGGACTTCGGCCTCGGCCCCGAGCGCGGGTTCATCGTGGCCGGCGCCGCGAGGCTAGTGATGCCGCACGACGCATGCACGTACTTCGGCGCTGGGCCGACGACCGTCTCGGGCAGCAGCCCGGGCTTGAAGATGTCGACGAGCGTCGCGCCGACCTCGTCGCCCATGTCGTTCTGCTCGGCGCTCGCGTAGTGCGGATCGAACGCGAGGGGGAAGCGGTCGAAGTTGACCAACCGCGACAGCGGATCGCTGACGACGTACGCGGCCTGCGCAGCGCGAATCACGGCTTGGTTCGGCCCGAACGACGTCGCCGCGTTCAGCTGGCAGATGATGTGGTAGAGGTTCGCGTTCCCGAGCTGTGTGCGCCACGCCGCGATGTCGTCGGTGATGTTCTGCTGGTAGGTCGGTGCGTCGAGCGGATCGCTGCCGGCGTCGGTCTCGCCGTCAACGCGGACGACGGCGTCGACCTTGCGCCCGTACTCGGCCTGCCGCGCCAGGATGTACGTCACCCACTGCGCGAATACGGTCGGCCCCACCGACGGGAACCCGGAGTTCACGCCGCGGTGTCGCCGCTCGGACGAGCCGCTGATACAGCACAGGATGATGCCGACCCTTTTATAGCCGCGAGCGATGAGGTACTTCGCGAACTGCAACCACGGACCCTGGTTCGCGAGGCCGGCGGCGGCGGCGGCCTTGAGCAGCTGCGTCGGGATGATCGTGAACGTCTGCGGCCCAGCCGGACTACCCGCCGGCCCAGACGAGTTGTACATCGCCGACATGATGGCGTTGGCGAACGGCACACCGTGGCCGTACCCGCCGTCGGAATGTGCGGTCGCGTTGTAGTCCGCCTGGATCTGGTTCGACTGGCCGGTGAACGCGAACAGCCCGTCGAGCCCCGCATCCGACGCGCCGCACGTCGGGTCGAGTCCCGGCTCGAGCGACGAGCACAGCACCGACACGAGTCCGGACGCGAGGCCCATCGCTTACCAGCCCTTCTCGATGCGCGCGGTGATCGCAGCCATGCCGTCGACCAAGGCGCCGGTCGCGTCGAGCAACTGCGCGAGCAGCGAGCCCGCGCCGTCCCGCGAGCCGTCGCGGACCTCGATGTTGGTGATCGCCGCGGTCACGATCTTGAGCCGCGCCTGGCGCTGGTTGATGTTCGTGACGGTGATGATCGCGCAGCCCGCGCCCGTGGCGGCCGGGCCCGTGATCGTCGGCGAGTTGGCGCCGGTCCCCCAGTCCGCCGCGCTACCCGACTGGGCCGCGGCCTCGGTGGAACTGAGCTCGAGCGTGATCGCCGCGCTGCTCACCGCGTCGCGCCACAGCACGTGGGCGCCGATGCAGTTGTCGCGGATGGGGACCGGCACGTACAGCGTGGTCCCGCTCGGGATGTTCACGAGGGTGGCGATGATGTTGTCTGCAATCGCGATGTCCGTCATGCGGTGCCTTCCTCTCGCCGTTCCGACGGCGTGCCAATGCTGCTCTTGTCCTTGACGCTGCCGAATTGCGGCTTCGCCTGATCGGGCGTGGGCTCGTAGGCGTACTGCGCCTGCAGCGTGCTCATCACGTGCGGCGCCATCGCCGGATCGACCGGCACGCCCGTCAGCAGCGAGAGCGCGACCCGGCGGCCGACCGGCAGCTTGGCGCGTAGCGGCGCGTACTGCACCATCACGCCGCGGGTCCAGTCGGCGAGCATCTCGGGGTAGACCGCGGCGAGCGCGCGAACCTCCTCGGGAACGACGACGCCATGCGCGGCGCGTTCGAGCACGCCCGCCGGGTCCTCGAGCGCAGCCGCGGCGCGGGCGAACTCGCGCATCTGCATGTCCGACGGGTGCCAGTCGTCGGGCCCGAGCGGCGCCCCGCCGATGTCAGGCCGCCGCGGCATGATGCTCGACAGGTACTCGATGCGCCGCGTGGCGATCGTCTCGATGCGGTCGGCGAGGATCGGATTCGACGGACGGATCGCGGTCAGCTGCGCGGCCAGCGCCTGCCGAGCGTCCATCCTCAGCCGCGGGGTACCAGTCGCGTCGTACGCCGTCATCGACCGGATCTCGGTGGTGCGGTCCTCGTAGGCGTGGAGCAACCTCTCGCTGTCGTTCTTGGGCTTGGCGCGCGGCATCCGGGCGTTGGCTTCGCTGGAGCGCGCGCCGTGCACCATGTCGGGCGGCGCGTACCGCAGGTCGCTCAGCACCTTGGTCGCGGCGAGCGGTCCGTACACCTCGCTGACCTTCGCGGCCTTCGCGGCCGGCCCGAGAAAGGCCGACGTCGCCTCGCCCATCCGACGCCCCACCTTCGCGGTGACATCGCCAAGGATGCCCTTGGCCTTGCCGCCGAGCTCGATCGCCGCGGCGAGCGGCCCGCTGAACGGGATGGCCTTGATGATCTTCTCGACCACCGCCGGCTCCTTGGGAGCCTTCGCGGCCTCGAGCGCGCCATCGATCAGCCCGAGCCGCGGCGACGCCGGATCAGCGCGCAGCTTCTTGATCTGCTGCATCAGCTGATCGTTGCGATCGAGCGTGTCGCGCGCGGCGTCGAGTAGACGAAACCTCTTCGGTGGCACGAACTCGGGCACGTACTCGACGGGCTGCGGCGCGAACGCGCCGAGCTTGCGCTCGACCGTGCGCTCGACCGCGAGGTCGATGCCGGCCGGGGTCAGCGCCTTCGGGTTCTCGCCCTTGATCCTGCCGGCGAGCAAGTCTTGTCGGATGCGCTCGCGGGCCGCGTCGTAGTCGGCGCGCTGCGCAGCAAGCGTCGCCTCGCTCGCGGGGACCGCCTTGATCGCCGCGGCGCCGTAGCGGCGCGAGATCTCGCGCTCGACAGCGAGGTCGAGCCCGGACTTGGTCAGGCCGCCGCCGTTGTAGCCCTCGACCTTGCCGTCGAGGATCTCCTGCCTGATCCGCGCCGGCGCCTCGTCGAACTGCCGGCGCAGCCCGGCGAGCTCGGACTCGCCGGCGGTGAGCAGCTTCTTGTACGCCTGGCTCTGGCGCTGCAGCGCATCGAGCGCGCGCTCCGGTGACTCTACGAGCCCGGCTTGGTTCTCGAGGAGCGCGCGGATCTTGATGTCGGCCCTGAGTGACTCCTTGCCCGCTTTGCGCAAGTCGAACGTCTCGGCCTTCCTGAACAGCAGCCAAGGCTGAGTCTTCTCGTCGAGCTGTCGCGAGGTGGAGAGGTCGGCGACGAAGTCATCTCGCGCCGGCGCCTGGGCGGCTCGGATGGCGTCGAGCTCGGCCTTGCGCGCGGTCTGCAGCTGGCCAACCGACATGTCCCGCAGCTCGGGCGCTCCGTCGACCAGCGCATCCTCCGCCGCGCCGCGGGCGAGCGCGCTGTCAATCGCTGCCTTGCCCCGCGCGAGCCCGCGGCCGACTAGCCCGGCGCCCGCGCCTAGCCCGGCGCCCGCGCCCGCGCCGAACAGCACGTTGCTGCCGATCGTCGATGCGGCGTGCTCCCAGGTAAGCGGATCGTCCTCGAGGGCAAGATCGGAGACACCGGCGCCGGCGCCGAACACCGCGCCCTCCCCGGCGCCGCGACCAATCGAGGCCGCCAAGCTCTGCCCGCCCGCGGCTGCGGCGTCCGCGGCGCCAGCTCCGAGTACTGCAGCGCCCCTCTCGGCGGCAGCCGTTCCCGCTGCGTCTGCCGCCGCGACGCCACCACCGAGGCCGCCGGTCGCGGCGGTAAGCGCGAGGGTGCCGGCGAAGTCGGCGGCGCGCGACACGTCCGGGTTCTCCTCGCGGTACTGGCGCAGGTCGAAGCCAGAGTCGGAGCCCCCGAGAGCGCGGAGCAGCGCGTCGCTGCCGCCCAACGTGAGGCCGCGCGAGAAGCCGGTCACCCCGGCGGTGGCCGCGCCGATAGCCCCACCGTAGTCGGCGGTCCGCGCAGCGCCGGCGATGTGGCCGAGCCGCTCGTCCTCGGACGGGACCCGCCATCCCTGCTGCAGCGCGGACGGCACAGCCTCGGCCGGCACGTCGTGCGTCGCACCGCCCGGATCGACGAGCGTGGTGGATGGCAGCGGCGGCGCCGCCGGCGGTGCGCCGGCAACCGGATCATCAGGGCCGGCCATCAGCGCTTGCCCTTCGGCGGCGGGATGGTCTCGTATGCGGCAGAGCTCGTCACCGGACCGCCACCAGCGGTGGTATCGGGGATCGAGCCGGTGGCCGCGTCCTCGAGCGCTTGCTTCGCGAGTCCGCGCAGCCGCCCGGTGTGGGCGTCGGTGGAGACCTTCTCGAGCAGCTTGCGCGCCTTGTCCGCGGCGGCATCATCGCCGCGCGCGGCCTGCCCCAGTTCAGCGATCCGCCGCTGCTGCCCGATGGTCGCGTTGGGATCGAACCGCGCAGCGACGTCGTTGATCAGCTGGCGCTGGCCGAGGCTCAGCTCGATGTTGCTCTTGACGCGCTTCGGATCGGACTCGTTGATGTCGTAGCCGAGCACGTCGCCGTTCGGGCTGGGCTTGTACGACAGGTTGGCGGTGCGCAAGCGCTCGTCGGTGAGCGGCAGATCCTCGAACGTCTGCCGCTCCTCGGGCGACATGCCGATGGTCTGCCGCCGATATTCCTCGAGGACATCGCGCTTGAACGCAGCGTCCTCGTCGCCGACACCGGCCGGCTTCTTGAGCAGGTCCTCGTCGCGAATATCCTGGTCGGTCGGCTTCGCCGCGGGTGCGCTGTACGGGTTCGCGAACGAGATGGCCGGGCCGGTGTACTTCGCGATCCGCAGCGTCTTGTTGAGCTCGGTCGAGGTGCGCTGCAGCGCCTCCTTCAGGCCAGCCGCCTTGTCGCGGAACGAGGACACGTCCTCGGCGCCGGCCGCGGCCACCAGCTTGTTCATGTCCTCGTCGGAGGACATGCCCTGCGTTCCCGACTTCTGCAGGATCGTCAGCCGGTTCTGCAGCACCTTCAGCCGCTGCGACTCGTCGCTGTTGAACACGCCGCTCTCGCCGCCGACCTTCCCCCTGATGTCCAAGATCTCGTTGATGATGTCCGAGACCTCGCTCGCTGCGAGGTACTTGTCGCTGATCACCTTGTGCTCGCCTTGGTCGGCGACACGCCACGGCTCGCCGTTGTCGTTGGTGAGCGGCTTGTACTCGAGCTGCGGCTGGCCGTCGGGCCCGGCGATCGGGCGGCCGCTCTTGTCGGTCGCGAGCCGCGGCGTGACCGAGCCGATCGTGAACTGCCGGTCGCGGTCGGCTTGGCGATCCGACTCCTGTTTGGCCTGCTGCTGCAGCTCGCCGCCGGTCTTTTGGTTGGTGAGCCACTTGCCGTAGTCGGCGTTCGACATCGCGATCGGTGGCACCGGCTGGCCGGGGTTGATGGCCGAGAGCTGCTGCGGCGACCACACCTGGTTGTCGGTTTTCTGCTTGTTCGCGTCGAGGCCGAGCCGCGCCTCGGCGATACCTTCCTCGCGGCGCTGGTGCGTGATCGACGAGTTAGCCGTGGCCTTCTCGCGCGCCTCCTTACGCTGCTCGAGGTCCTCCTTCACGCTCTGCTCGCGGATCTTCTCGACGTGCTCGGCGGCCTTGCCGCGCAGGTCGTTGATCGACGTCGCGTAGCTGATGAAGCTGGTGCCGCGCGGGTCGAAGTTCTGTTGCTCGGTCTCGAGCCGGCGCGTCACCGCTTCGTACGTCGCCAGGCGCACCTTCTCGGTCGCCTCGAACAGGTTGCCGTTGCGCTTGAACTCCTCGGCCACGGCGTTCTGCCGAATGCCGAGCGCGTGATTGCCGTTCTCGATGTCCTGTTTTTGCGCGTCGATGTCCTTATCGATCTCCTTCTGCACCAGGTCCATACCGATGTTGCGCGCACCCGGCCCCGATCGCGCCTGAACCAGGCCGCCGGCCACCGCGAGCGCGATGTCGAGCAGGCGGCGTCCGGCCGACCGCGTCGACAAGTACCGATTCGGATCGGTCTTGGTCGTGGCCATCTTGATGGCGTCGGCCACGATGCGATTCGACTTCGCCTGCGCCGCCGCATTGGCCGCGGCGAAGTCGGTCTGGTCTTGCTTGAGCTGGCGCAGGTTCTCCGCGTCGGCCTCTGCCGAGCGATGAAGCAGCTGGTTGCGCTGCCGCACATCGAGCAGCCGCTTCTGCTCGAGGATGGCCTGCGGCGTTGCGTTCTGAGCCCACTGCGACGCCTGGGGGTCCGTCATCCCGGCTACCGCGCCGAGCGACTGCCCGTACTCGTCGGTCGGCGGCAGCGCGCCCACGCTGCGCGGCGGGCCGTCGATCGACATCGTCAGCCCGGGCGTGTTGATCACGCCCGGCGCTGTCCCTCCGCTGATGGCGTCCGCCGACGACGGCCCGGGGGGTGGTGGAAATGGCGCGCTCGGCGATGGACCGGCACCAGCAGGAATCCCGACCGGTGCCCCAGGCGATCCATCGACCGGCGCGCCGGGGAGACTAGGACTGGGCGCGCCGGGAGGCAACCCATCGGGCGACTGGACGTCGCTCACGAGCGCGGGGATCGGCGAGAACCCTGGCGCCGATGCCGGCGGTGCGCTCGGCATGGGGACCGGTGGAGCTGCCGCAGCTGGCGATCCTCCGCCCGGCGTCGCCGCGGCCGGGCTGAGCAGATGCTGGAGCTGCTGCAGCTTCGCGAGATCGGGCGACTTGCTCGTCGCCGCGGCAATCGCCAGCGGATCGCCGGAGTCGACCGCTTTCTTGATCGCGCCCAGCTGGGCGAGGTCGGACACGACCGGGGTCGACGGCTTCGCCGCCGCGGCAGCCGGCGGAACCCCCGCCGTCATCGCGTCGGCGGCGGTCGGGGCCGCGCCGCTCGAGGCGGGGGTGTCCACCGCGGCGTCGCCGCTGCTCACCGCGTCGGGCACAGGCACATCGTCGCCAAGCATCGAGCTCGACAGCCGGCTGAGCGGCAGCACGTTGAGGGCGTCGTCGTCGGTCGTGTCGGCCATGACTACTTATCGCCCGCCTCGGCCGGTGGGGGAAGCTTCGTCGGATCCACGTAGGGCGCGCCGAGCTGCGCCGCTACCGGACCAGCCGTCGGTGACCGCGGCTTCTCGATGATGCCTCGCTCGTCGGAGACGATATCGCCCTTCGGCGACACGAGCACGTCACCGTGCCAGCTCGGCGCGCCCGGCTGCGCGTAGATGCTCTCGTCCGAGAACGTGCGGTGCATCGGCGTCTTCCACGTGTCCGGGTAGTGGGTCGTTCCGTCGGGCGCGGCCGCGGTAGTAGCCCGCGGATCGCCCGAGCGCAGCGCCTTCCAGTAGCCGCGCATATCGTAGTCGTCGTCGGGCGCGTCGCGAAACGGCGCCTTGCTCACGCCCACCCACTGATGGAACTCGCGCTCCTCGTTGGGATTGAGCGGCGTCTTGTAGGGGTGGGCCGCGCGATCGACGATCGCCGGCAGCGTGTTGGGCGGCGGCGGAGGGATCGCGTACTTGCTGTCCGTGTTCCGCGCGAACGTCGGCGAATGCGGCGTCTCCCAGTGGGAGAGAGGGAGCTTCGACTCTGGTCCTGCAGCGCCCGGGCGCTGCGTCGCATTCCACCATCCGGGGTAGTCGAATGATGGCCGATCCGGATCGTCTTCATTCTCGCCCAGGTCGGGATGCTTCTCGTTGAACTCGTCGTAGAGGCCGCGTTCGTCGGCGCTCAGGTCGGTCTGATACGGATTCGCCGCTCGCTCCGTCAGCTGTCGCGTCGTCGGAAGGTCGTCGTCGGACCACGGCCCCGGCCCTTTCGGCGGAGACCACGCCGGCGCCGGGTGCCACCACTTGTCGTCCGGGGCATTGTGGAGATGGCCGTCCGTGAGGTCGATGACGTCGTAATCGCTGTCGTTGTCCCAGAACGCCTGAGGGTGTTCGGACTCCTGACGCTTCCCCTGCGCGAGTATCCGCTCGCGAAACGTCGTGCGCTCGCGCGTCGGATCGACGACCCAGTACTTGTTGCTGTCCTGTGGGAGGTGGTCGCTGTCGCTGTCCTCGAGCTCGGCACGATCGCGCGAGTCCTTGTCCTGCTCGGCAAGCACGCGCTTCGCGAATGACGTCTTCGGCGCCATGGTCAGCTCCGATCTTCGAGCACCTTGATCCGCTTGTGCAGCGCCGCGATCATCGCGGTGTTCCCGGCGGCGAGTTTGGCGCCGTTCACGATCTTGCCGGCGGGCGTGTCCGTCACCGCGCTCTTGAGCCCGGCCCGCTCGAGGTCCTGCGCCATCACCCCGAACTGTTCGCCCTTGCCGAATCGATCCTCGTCCTTGTAGCGGTACTTGTAAGCGCGCAGCCCATCGAGCATGTCGTTGGCCTCGTCGTCCGCCGGCCGGACATCGGTCTTGAGCTTGCGATCGCTCGCAACCGAGGCACCGCCGATGATGGCGCCGCCGTACTTCTGGAGCCACGACTGCTCGGGCGCGCCCGCCTCCTGCGATCCGTAGCCCTGGATCGCCTGCCCGCGCGCGCCCTGCGCCGCCGACAGCGCCTGGCCGCCGTAGGTGCCGAGCGCGTTCGCGAGGCTGCTCTGCGCCTGCTGGCGCTCCTGTAGCCCGGCGACCGCCTGCTGGCCGGCCAGCCCGGCGCCGAGACGACCCGCCTGGATCGCCGCGGTGCGCGCCGCGCCGGCGGCGTTCGGCGTGCCCCCGGCGCCCGCCGCCATCGACATCTGTTGCGCCTGGTTCGCCGCGGTCGCTTGGCGCAGCTGCTCGGCGCTCACCGAGTTCTGCCCGTTCGCGACCCGCTGCAGGGCGTTGACGTTGTTCGCCTGCGAGCGCTGCAGCGCGCCGAACTGCGATTGCTGCTGCTGCGCGAAGTCGCCAGCGGCTGCGGCCTGGCCGTAGAGCTGGCTCTTGCGCTGCTTCTCGGCGTCGGTGCCTGGATCGGCGGTGACGGTGTCCCACCCCTTCGAGAGAGCGCCCGTGATGCCGTTACCGATGCTGCTCCAGAATCCCATGACTATTGCTCCTGTGCCGGCGGCAGCCGGCGGTAGATGCCTGGCTCGAGGCCGACCTCGACACCGAGGCCGGTGAGCCGCAGCGCCTCGCCCGTCGGCACACCATACACGCCGCCGTCGAAGCCGCCGCCGCGCTGATCGCCGGCGAGCGTGACCACGTCGAGCGTCTTGCCCGGCGCCGGATCGCCCGAGTCCAAGATCACCAGATCGGAGCTGAGCCCGGCCACGATAGCCGCCTCGAGCGCGCCGACCGTGATCGGCGCCGCGGGGTCGCAGGTCACGTGGACGCCGACGACGTTGCGCGCGGCCAGCCACCGGTTCGCGACCGGTACCCACGCCATGTGCTCGCGCACCTCGACAACCGGATCCGAGCCCGGCGCGCCGGCGTCGAAGTAGAGCAGCAGCGCGATCCGGTTTCCGTTGTCCCCGATCACCCCGGTGATCCATTGCGCCGCCCACGGCGCGCCGGAGGTCAGCACCGGCTGGCTGAGCGTGCTCATGTCGAGCGCGGCCGACGACTGTCCTTGCGGGCCGATGGCCGTGAGCCGGACCCGCATCGCCTGACACCGGCGCCGGGCCGTGTCGTGCCGCAGCTGCAGCGTGCGCGGCACCGCGCCATCGCCGGACCACCACGTTCGATCGTCGACCACATCCTCGATGTAGTCGTACGAGATCCGGACGCGCAGCCCGGCGCCGTACTGGCCGCCGACGCGGACCTCGCCGAGCGGCTGGACGGTGCGAACTAAGCCGCGCCCCTGGCCGCCGGGCGCGCGGTCGTTCTGCGCGTCGGCCGTCATGTTGGCCGGCTTGAGCCACGCCACCTGGACGTCCATGCCGTAGTCGACGCCGTCGTACGTCGCGAGCTGCATCCGGGTCCCCGCGCTGGTCGCGACCACGTGCGTCCCGCGGTACATGCACGCCGTCACCCCACCGACCACGCTCCACGTCCCCCACTGGTTCGCGTCGTAGTCCCACATGATCACGCGCGCGGCGGTGAGCACCCGTACCTGGAACTGCGTCTCGACGACGTCGATCGCGAGCACGTCCTCTACGTCGTAGTCGCTGACCATCTTGCTGATGTCGGTGATCGCACCGTTGCTGCCGAGCACCTGCCATCCTTTGCGCGACTTGAAGATGACGCCGCCGGCGAACAGCGCGACCGACTCGTCGGACACCGCGCCGACGTCGGTGGATACGACGGTGGCCGGGCCGTAGTTCTGGCCGACGCCCTCGTTGTTGAGGCCGACGCCGCCGAGCCGGTAGATCGACGTGGTCCGGAACACGTATATGTACTCCTCGAACACTCGGACCGCGGTGATGGCGCCGCCGGTCCGCGGCACGTCCATCGTGAGGGTGTCGTGGAACGCGGCGATCGTCCCGTCGACCCGCAGCTTGCTGTACCAGACCCGGTCCGGGTCGCCGGCGATGCCCGCGAGGAACACCCGGGTGTCCGTCGACGTGATGAGGGTCGCTGCTGGCGGGACGAGGTCCTCGAGCACGAGCCCGTTCTCGGGGTTCGCCTCCTGCAGGCGCAGCGTCGTATCCGGCATCTCGTCGCGCCACGCCGGCGACGGCTCGAACGAGCCCGCGGCGTTGTTCGCGATGTACTTGTTCGGGTTCGTCAGGCTCGTCGGGTTCGGGTTGGTCGCGAGGAAGAACGGCTCATCGGCGTCGCCGTTGACCTCGGTCCGCCAGATCTCAGCCGCGATCGCGCCGTCGGTCATCGTCTTGTGCGTCGCGTTGAGCGGCGCGAGCTGGCCCGTCGTGAACCCCGCCGGCCCGGCAGACATCGTCGCGGTGCCGATCGTCGCGGTCGTGGACCGCTCGGCCTCGCCCTTCGCGTTCGTCCATCGCCACGTCACCTTGTAGGCGTAGGTGCCGTTCGCCACGTTGCCCGTTCCGGCCTTGAGCACGTCGAACGACCACGGGTAGAAATGGAACCCGACCTCGGTGATCCGCACGCCGTCGTACTGCAGGATCTCGCCGGCGGCGATGTACAGCGTCCGGCCGAGCCGCGCGCAGCGGCGCGCCGTGTTCGAGTCGAACACGAACGTGATGTCGTGCGGCGTCCGCGCGGTGAACATGGAGCTGCCGTTGTTGAGCACGATGCGGCGCCGCGCGGTTCCGATCCACGAGTAGGTCCGCGGCCCGGTGAGCGCCACGCCGGGCAGGAGTCCGATGTTCGGCCGCAGCCCGCCGCCGATGTCGTAGGCGGCCTTGGCCGCGATGAACCCGTCGTCGCGGTACAGCATGTACGCGTTCTGCGCCTGCGAGACGCTCGCGAGCGCGACGTCACCCGCGAACACGGACAGCTGGCCGAACGTCATCCACACGAACACCGATCCGTTGTCGTCGAACGCGCGCGACCCGACGCCGAGTCCGTTCACGATCACCGACTGCGCGCCGATCGTGTTCGCCGTGTCGGCCCAGTTCGTCTTGGTCTGGAACAGCACGCCGAAGTTCGGATCCTCGGCGGCCGACCAGAACACGTAACAGCGGTACCCGGACCCGTTGATCACGCTGCGGTGCGCGGCCGCGATCTGGTTGACCGGCGTCGCGTTGGCGGTGCCGATCGCCTGGGCGGTGAACACGTCGGCGAACGTCGCCGTGGTGAGCAGGTCGCCTTGGATGTTGGTCGAGCTCGCGCGAACGATCTGCAGCTTGGAGCCGTCGGGGATGGTCGACACGGCGACCGGCCCGTCGGCCGTCCTCGCCTTGACGGTCGTCGTGACCGCGAGCGCGGACGTCACCGCGAACACGGTGTGGCTGGTGGTGGTCGTGTTGCGGCATGCCCCCACGCAGAGGTCCTGGCTGCCGGCCCGGACCACATCGTAGTAGGCGTTGAATACGCTCGTTACCAGCGTGGCGATCGACGCAATGCCCGCCGCCGGCGCCGCCGGATCGATCGCGCGGACACCGAGCACGCCGGCACCGGCGTCGGCGAACACCAGGATTCGACTCGCGAGCGCGACCACACGCGGCCGGCTGACCGCGTTCGGTAATGCGGTCGGCGCGACCGTCACCGACCCCGTGACCTTGTCGAGCGCTGCGGCGTACACCTTCGCTCCCTCGGTCCACGCGATCACCACCGTGTTGCCGAGTTCGGCGCGATCGCCGTCGATCTGGTCGCCGTTCGTCGCGCACACGGAGCGCTCATCGATCGCCACCGCTAGGTGCGTACCTCGCGGTGACCAAGCCGACAGCTTGTCGTTCCAGCTGTAGACCCCGACGTCGGTGAACAGCACGAGCTCGTCGCCGTACGGGACGATCTTCCGGACGTTCGACAGCGTGCCGCCGCCGACGATCGCGCCGTTCTCGGGCCCGTAGGGGTACCGGGTCTGCATCCCACCCGAGATGTCAAACTGCGCGTCCTGACAGACGTCCATGAACGGCGACGGCCGCACGCGCGGGTCGACGCGATTGCGGAGTCCGCCGGCAAGCGGCAGCTGGATCGCCTGCCAGTAGGTGCCCTGGTATCCGTCGTTGGGTGGCATCACATCACCATGAGGTCGACGCTGATGGGTGCGCCGTAGCCATCGGCGCGCAGGACCACGTAGCGATCACGGTCGACCGGGCCAGCGAACACGCCGGTCAGCTTTCCATCGCTCACGTCGCGGATCACGCCAGCCGACAGCGCGCCGCGGACCGCGGACACGATGACGCAGCCCGGGCGCCGGCCGAGCTTGTGCGCGACGTAGACATTCGTGGCGTCGGCCAGTTCGACGTCGCTGACCACGCGAATCCCCGCAGCGGGGAGGAGCTGCAGCTCGTGGATCGACTGGGCGGTCGCGGCCGCGACCCGATCGGCAGCCGGGTCGGCCGTGTCCATGACGAGCGCCGGCGACAGCGATGGCCGCGCGGTGGTCAGCGGGCGACGGCGGCCCGCCACGCTAGCAGCCCCGCCAGCCGCGGCGCCGGCCGTACAACGCGCGGAGCTCGTGCACGCGCTGCCGCTTGGGCTGCGTCAGCGAGCGCTGCACCGCCCAGGACAGCAACCGGGTAGCGGCCGCGTCGCGCTCGGCAACCGCCCGGGTCTGGTTCGAATCGTCGCGGTGCAGCGCGATCGCCGCGGTGCCCCACTCGATGAGGTCGCGCCCGCTCTGCGTCAGCACGTCGACGATGGTCAGGTCGCTGGCGGTCGAGAGGTCGGTCGGCTGCGGCACGTAGATGTGCTTGTAGACGCCGCGCGTGGTCGATGGGTAGAGCCGGAGCGAGTTGCCGATCATCGCCCAGCCCAACGCCTCAGAGGCATTCGGCCGCGTGAGCTCGTTGCGCTCCTCGATCATCACCTCGTCGAGCTCGCACCTCCACCCGCCACCGCGCACCACGTCGACGCCGATCGACATGTAGTGGTCGTCGGGCAGCTGCAGGGTGCTGGGATCGAGATCGACCTCGACCTCGAAGCACCGCGCGCCCGTCGGGACGACGGTCTCGTGCAGCCGGCCGTACATCGCCGACACGCGCTGTTTCCACTCGGCCGGATCGATCTGGCTGTCGGCGATCGCGCCCGCCTGCGTCGCAACCCGATTCGCGAGCTGCTGCGAGCTGCGCACCAACTCGGTGAGCGCGACCTTCATCGCCATGATCAGACCTTGTAGACCCTGAAGACCATCTCGAACGTCACGAACTCGTTGACCTTGAGATCGATCAAGTTGTTGGCGCCGTCGTAGATGTTCAGCGCCATCGTCTTGGTCGTCGGAGCGTACAGTCCCGCGACCAGGTCGTAGCCCTTGACGTTGGCCGGGACGGTCGACTGAAAGAAGTCCCCGACAGGCCCGATCGGCTGGCCGATGCGATCGTCGAGCGGGTCCCACGTCAGGGTGATGAGGCCGACGCCAGCGTAGGTGACGCGCACGCCGGACCCGAACACCTTGGAGACCGCGCCGCCTGTGCCAGCGCCCGTGAGCCGCATCCACACGCGACGGGTCTCGGGCTCCGACACCAGGGTAGGATAGAAATCAGACATTCGGGTAGCTCCTGGCCCGGCGTCGCCGCGGCCCGTTGGTGGTCAGATCGAGACGGTCGCGACGACGAGGCCGCCCGGCACATCGGGGTCATCGGCGAGCTCGAGGTCGATCGCCTTGAGCTGGCTCACCGCCGCGCCGAGGTCGAAGCCGTCCTCCGTGCTGTCGATCTTGTCGCCGGCCCTCGCCTTCGACCAGTCCTTGATCTTCGTCTTGCGGGCCGTCGGCGTGCCCGGGCTCGTGTCGCTGTCGGTGTCCTTGTTCGCCATCTTGTTCTCCGTGGTTGGATTGCTGTCGCGAACCGTCGAACGATCAGCGCTCGGCGTGGCCGACGGTGACCTTGTAGACCGCGGCCGCGGTCTGCGATGGCGCGTAGAGGTGGAGCAGGAACTGGTCGTTGGCGCCGAGGATGACCGGCGGCATCGGGATGACGCGCGCGCTCGGCGCCGCGGCGATGATCGACCCGACCGCGGCCGACTCGCCGAACCGGAAGAGGTACTGGTCACCGGCGATCGCGATCGACGGCCGCAGCACGCCCGAACCCATGCGGCGGGCGTTCGACGTTGGGGCGGACGCGACCAGCGGCCCGCACTTGATCGTGCCGGCCGGCGTCAGGGTGCTCTGCATGTTCGGGTTCACGATGGTCAGCGCCGTGCCGGCCGTGGCCGAACGGTCATTGCCCGCGTCGCACTCGGCGGCCCAGTTGTCGCTGGTGCCGTTCGCGCCCGGCGTGACCACCGAAATGTGAATGAAGTCGAGGTAGAGCCGCTTGCCCTCGCTCGTCGCGCTGGCGTTCTTCACGATCAGGAACGGCTTCGTGAAGAGGTCGGCGAGCACCGGCGCCGCGTGGCCGGCGATCGTGGTCGCCGCGTCGATCACCGGGTGCTGCGAATAGAAGTAGGCCCCCTCGTCGGCGAGCGTCCACATCTTCTCGCCGAACAGCGGCTGGTTGATCAGCTCGCCGCGGCGGCTGCCGCGCAGCGGGCCACGGGTTCCGGGGGCGATCGCCGCCGGCTGGTTGCGGTTCGCCTGCACGTTGAGATTCTGGTCGGTTCCCATGGTCGTCTCCGTCGATGTTTCTGAGGTGTTGTCCGGCGAGCCGGTTACGGGTTGATGGACTGCAGCGAGCAGACGCCCTGCGCCGCGGTGTCGTCCTGGATCAGGTTGCAGTACGACTCGATCCGGCACTCGACGCCGTTCTCGTCGGTCTGGCGCAGCATCTCGTTGCCGTCCATGTCGATGACGTGGGGCAGGCCGCCGAGGTGCTTGACGTACTGCGAGCCCTTGCGGCTGACACGGCCGCGGATCATCGGGCAGTCCGGATCCGAGAACAGCTTCATCGACCCGGCGCTCGTGTGGATCATGATGTACTGGAACCCGAAGTTCGCGGTGCCGCCGCCGTCGTCGTACATGACCTTGGCGTTGAGCCGCTGGGCCGCGTTGAAGAAGTGCGTCGGGTTGACGAACCCCTGGTCCACGTTGTGGCTCTTGCCGATCTTGCTGATCTTGATCATCAGCTTGCCGAGCGCGATCTCGGCGTTGAGGTCGGTGTCGTCGATCCGCGAGCCGGCGAGCCGGTTCGGGTTCGAGCCGCGATCCTCGTCGCGGAACATGTCGGCGCCGAGGATCGGCTTCGCGAGCGGCGTGCAGACCTCCATGCCCTGCATGCAGGTACCCGGGTCGCCATCGCGGAACAGGTAATCACCGACCTGGATGTTGCCGGTGATGTCGGTGATGTCGTCGAACTGGACCGTGCCCGCGTCCTCGTCGACCATCACGACGAACGTGGTTCCGGCCTTCGGCGACAGACCCGTCGCCGAGTCGTCGGCGATGATGGTCATGTCCTCCTTGAAGTTGCGCGCGTCGTCGAGGCTGGCCAGCGTGACCGTGTTCCCCGAGATGCTGCCGACCTGGCCGCGCAAGCCAGAGGTGTCGCGATAGAAGTCGAACGCGAGCGAGTCGCCGAGCTCCTCGAGCACGCGATCGGTCTCCATCGTGACCAGGCTGAAGAACGCGCCCTTGTTGCTCTCGGACGCGAGCGCGGACTCGCCATCGATCGTGACGATGCCGTACTTCGGCGTGCGGAACGCGCGGAACTTCTTGCCCTTGGTGCCGCTGGCGTTGCGCCGCGCGGCCGCGAAGCTGCCCGACACGCCCTGCGGGTTGCCGTAGCGAACCGGGTACGAGAACGACTCTCCGTCGAACCCGCCCTCCTTTTCGATCATGGCCCACCACACGTGATCGCGCATGGTCAGATCGGCGATCTGGTGGTCGGAGTACTCGCGCTTGTAGATGAACCGGACGGTATCGAGAGTCGATGCGGACATGGGGTCTCCCCGCGTCCGCGGGCGAACCGCGTGGTGGCCGACCGCAGGCTAGCTGTGCTTGCCCTGCTCGAGCAGTCGCCGGGTCTCGGCGCGATGCTCTCGTCCACCCAGGCTCGGCCGCGGCACACGTGCTGTGCTGAGGTCGGAGCTGAGCGTGGTCGCCGGGGTCTTCTTCTCGGCAGGTTTTCCGGTCGGCTTCGATTCGCGCGTCGGTCGTGCGATGCCCAGCTCGTCGAGCTGCTCACCGCGGAGCTTTTCAAAGTGCGCGATCACGTCGCGCGGGTCGGGCGCGGGGCCCGACGGGTCATCGCCGTTCTGGTGCAGGTCGACAGCGGCCTCCCAGAGCTGGGCCTCGAGCTTGCGCCGGCGCGTAGCGGCAGCCTTGCGATCCTCGGGCGTGGCATCCGCCGCGGACGCGGCCTTCTCGAGCGCGGTCGCCGCGATCGGAAACTCGTCGGCGATCGCCGCGACCGCGTCGTCGAGGTACTCGCGCTGCCGCGTCGAGAACTCCGCGGCGCGGTCCTTGTCCTCGAGCTTCTTCTCGAGCTTCTCGATGCGGCTCGCGTTCGCGATGTCGCGCTCCTCGAGCTCCTCGGCTTGGCGCAGATCGCGCGTGATGCGCTCGACGTGCTTCTGTCGCGCGGGGTCCGCTTTGCCGGCGGGCGACAGCGAGTAAAGCACCTGCGCCATGGTCTCGAAGTGCGTCTCCGTCAGGCCGAGCGACGACATCAGCTTCGCGAGCTTCGCGGGGTTGTTCACCGCTGCCTTCGCCTCCCCGCGCATCCTCTCGAACTCCTCGACGGCCTTCTGCCGTGGGGCCCATTTCTCCTCGAGCTGCTTGTCGGCCTTCTCGAGATCGGCGCGCTCGGTGGCGATCTGCGCGCGCGCACGCTTCTCCGCGTCGGTGATCTTGCCGATCCGGCGCGTGGTCTCGGGGTCGTCCTCCGCCTCACGGGCGGGCTTCTTCTCGGTCTCGGGCTTCTTCGCGGCCGCCCGGCCGCCGGGCTGCTCGCTGCCGCCGCCATCGTCGAGATCGGGGTCGTCATCCGCCGCCGCCGGCGGCGGCGCCGCGGCGCGCTCAACCGGCTGGCGCGGCGGCGTGCTCGGCTTGGCGTCGTCGAGCTTGCCGGATCGCAGCGCGGCCAGCGTGTCGGCGCGGCCGGCCCGAGCCCGCTGCGATGCCGCGACGCCCGGCGCCGGCCGATCGAGCAGCCCGGCCCGACCGCCGGTGTCGCCGGTCGGGGAGGGGCCGGCGGGCGTCGCGGTCACGTCGGGTGTCGGTCCGGCCATCCCCGATCAGATATCACCACCAACAGGCGGTACGCCAGCGTTTGCTATCCGGCCGACGGAAGGAGCTGCATCGCCTGGGGGGCGAAGGCCGAGCTTGGCGCCATCGGGTTCGGCGGCCCGGGCGGCATCCCCGGCGCGCCGGTCGGAGTCAGCTCGGCGCCCGGCGGCAGCGATCCGGGTGCGCCCGGCGGCATCGCGGCGCCCGGCGCGGTGGCCTGGGCAAAGAGGTGGGCAGCGAGCACCGTGTAGGTCCGGAGGGCCTCGAGCGTCTCGGACGGTACGTTCAGATCGCGGTACTTCAGGTACGCGGCCTGGCCCATCCGGCTCATCAGCTGGAGGTTGCCGAACGGCTCGGGGACCACGGTCAGATCGTCGAACACGATCGCCTCGAGGTCGCGCTCCACCGACTCCATGCCCTGCGTGTACAGCGACAGGACGTGGTCGAGGTCGGGATGTTTCGTCAGGCGCCTCCACTCGTCGGTCGAGATGACGCCGGCCTGCGCCCATTCGAGCGCGGTCTGCGCTCGGCCCGCAGGCGAGCGCGACAGCGTGGAGGCCGCGGCGATCTGGACGCGCAGCGTGTCGCGGCTGACGTCCTTCCACCGGATCTTCCGCTCGCCGTACTTCGCCGGCCGGGAAATCTCCGGTGCCCGCGGGCCAAGCTGCTTGCAGATCCACAGCACGAGAATGAACGTGTCGAGCACGCCGGTCTCGAACATCTTCTCCTGCGGCGCGAAGCGCTGCGTCGTCTGGTCGCGGTACTCGCGCAGGCCGACAGCCGACTCGATGCCGGCCGGCTTCGTCGCGCTCGCCGCCAGCCGCGAGACGCCCGACTCTTCGAACGCCGAGCCCTTGAGCTGCTCGCGGTGCTGGTAGACCTCGGGGCTATTCGCCTGCGGCGTCACGGTGGTCGGCGGCCGGCCGCGGATGATCGCGACGGTGCCGAGCCGGCTGATGCTCTGCACCTGGAGGTTCGCGTCCGCCATGTCCACGTACGTCGTCGGCACGGCGTACTGATCGAGGTTCCGATCGATCTGCCAGTTGCGCTTGTTGAGCGCGCGCTGGATTCCAGCGATGCGCTCGGCGAGCGAGATCGCGTAGAAGCTGGTGTCACGCTCGGACCACGAGAACACGGCGAACGGGAAGAAGTCGTCCTCCCATTCCTCATCGAGGAGGTCGCAGCCATCGATCACGATCGTGTGCCGGCCGGCCCGATAACCCTCCATGCCCGACACGCCGATGGGCAGCCGCCAGCTCTCCACGACAACGACCCCGAATCGGTCGACCGGGCGATAGCCGGCCCAGCGGTGGAGGTCCTGCATCCGGCCGGTCGCCTGATCGATCTCCGAGACCTTGTCGGGGAAGCGCGCCTTGAGCTCCTCGGGGTCGGCGTTGAGCATCCGGTGGTGCATCTGCCGAGGCGTGCCTCCGTCGCGGCACTCGGCGTCGTCCACGATGATGTTGTCGATCATCACGTTCTCGACGCGCACGCGATCGAACGCGTCGGCGAACACCTTGAGCAACCCGACGCCCTTCTTCGCGGATTGCTTGAACGCCTTGGAGGCGTGCTTGTGCAGGTCGAGCAGCTTGCCGAGTCCCTCGGCGTACCACTCGAGCATCGTCGCGGTCCGCTGCACCGACCATTCGGCGTCGTCGGTCATGAACCGGGCCCGCACCTCGGTCGCGGCGATCGCGGCGTGCACGGTGTCGACGTTCGATGCGACGACGTTCTCGATCGCCATCCCGATTCCCTCGACGTCCTCGTAGTTCGAGGCCGAACGGCAGTTCGGATCGTAGAGGTGCTCGAGCTGCAGGAACCGCGTGAACACGTCGAACTGGTCGCGCTCGAGCTGCCACACGTACGGCAACAGCACGCGGTTGACGCTGCCAGGCTCGGAGTTCCACCACAGGTTCCGATCGGGCGAGATTGCATTGCTGCGACGACGACGCATGGTGTCCTCCTACTGGACGAGCTTGAGCTCGAAAACGTGGGCGGTCGCCCGGGTCTCCGCGCTGATCGCGGTCGCGACCCACACGAGCTTGCTGCCTTCGGGCGGCGCGGGCGTGGCTCCGGTGTCGACGATCACGAAGTGGTGCCGGCGCTGCGATTCGCCCGGCCGGGTCTCGACGAACAGCGTCAGCTGCTCCTCGAACTCCGGCTCGCCGCGCGCCATCACCAGCCGCGGCCGCGGCATGAACGACGCAGCCCGCACGATGCCCGGCCCGGCGATGGTGAACGACACCTCGGTGATCCGCTTGCCGTGGGTGAGGTCGATCGGAATCGCGCCGATCATGACCGCGCTCACCGTGACTGCTCCGGCGGCGACGGGTACTCGCGGCTCTTGATCGTGGCCGCGGTGTCGTCCACGTACCTCGGCACGTGGCCGCCGGGGAAGGTCGATGGATCTCGCATCGGGTCGACCCGCTGCCGCGCCACCGGATCCGCGGCCGGCGTGGCCTGGCCGGCGGGGACCGGCAGCGCAGGCGCGAGCCGGAGGTCGACGCCGCCGATCGTGATGGCCGTGTAGCCCGCGGTGATCAGCCGCGGTCCGGCCTCGATGATGACCTCGAGCATCGAACGCATGTCGCCTGGATCCATGTGGGCCACGATGCCAGATCCCTACCGCAACAGCGACCCGAACTCGCCGGCGCGCGGCCGGCTGCTGACCGGCCCCTCTCCCCACGCCTCCGGATCCGACATCACCCGCGGCGGCGCCGCCTTGGGCTTGTCCTTGGGCTTGGCGCGCGGCCGGGCCGGATCATCCCGCGCGCCCGCGGCGGCCTCGAGCTTGTGGGCCGCCTCGGGCGGGGGGAGCCCGCCGAACATCGAACCGATCTTCGTCCGGATGTAGATCCAGCCGTCCGCGCTGTGGTTCGGCGCCGACTTGTCCTCCATCAGCTGGCCGAACTCGTTCGGCTTCCACTGCAGCGTCGACATCTGGTGCTCGAGCACCGAGCCCGCGATGATGAACGCGCGCTCGTCGACCAGGTCGCCGTTCGTGAGCTCGACGGCGCTGTACTTGTCGCTCTTGTCGGCCGGCTCGATCCGGATGCCGTAGACCGCGGCGAGCTCGGCGATCACCGCCTCGCCGAGGTGCGCGAGGTCGGCGACGATCGCGACCGGCCAGCCCGTGATTCCGAACAGGCCGCCGAGCACCGTGTACGCGCCGCCGCCCATCGCGATCCTGACGGCCTCGGGCCCGACCAGCAGCTCGGCGATCAGCTTCGCGTGCATCGCGCGGCGCTCGAACGACAGCACGTGGAAGAAGCGGCGCGCGCGGTCGCTCGGCGAGAACGCGATGACGTTCAGCGCCATGGGATCGCGCGACCCCATGTCCATGCCGTACGCGAACATCCAGTCGTCGAAGTCGTCGGGCAACGCGGCGACGCACGCCTCGAGCATCGCCACGCCCTCGAGCTTCGCGCCACCGTTCGCAAGATCGAGCGGATCCCACATGTTGCAGATCCGGCCGTCGTCGTGCCGCGCGAGGTAGTGGTACATCGCGAGCGCGACGTCCGCGGCCCACAGCCCGAGGTACTCGCGCATCCAGACCGGGTTCTGGTCGCTCCAGCCCTTGGCGGCTTTCTCGACCAGGGCCTCGGTCCAGTTCCGGACCAGCGCCGGGTAGCGCGCGGCGGCGCGCGGCAGCGCCATGATCTGCACCATGTTCCACGCGTGCGAGCTCCACAGCAGCCAGCCGGCGAACTCGGGATTGTCGCGCTCGGCGTACGGCCGGTGCTTGTCCGAGCCCGGCCCGGTCGCGTCGAAGAACAAGCCGGCGAGGATGTGGCCGGGCGTGCCGCCGAGCACGATGCAGCCGCCGCGCTCGCCGAGCCGCGGTCCCACCGAGCGATCGATGAACAGCTCGAGCAGCAGCGGCACGTGCGATGCGGCCTCGTCGATCTGCACCTCGTCGAACGGCTGGCCACGCCACTTGTTGACCTCTTTCTTGTCGTCGATGCCGATCAGCTGGTACGTGCCGCCGGTGCGCTTGCAGGTGCACCGCAGCTTGCTCTCGTTGAACGAGAACTCGTTGCTCAGGCCGAGCTCGTCGATCAGCTGCTTGAGCGGCTCCCAGTTCAGCCGCTCGGCCTCGGGCCCGCTGGTCGCCGCGTAGATGACCCTGGCGCGCTTGATCGAGGTGATCTTGCGCAGCGCGCGCACGCGCATCGTCGTGGTCTTGCCGCCGCCGCGGCCGACCAACAGCGACACGCGGCGGCCCGGATCGAGCGCCGCGGCAAGCTGGTACTCGTGGCAGTCGGCGAGGAGTTGCTCGCTGACCCCGGCCGCCCACGCGGCGTCATCATCGAGCTCGGCCGCGGCTCGATCGCGAGCGGCCGACTTTACCCGCGCATGTGGCGCCGTCCGCGCGGCACCTGTCTTCTTGCGCGGCACCTAACCGCTCAGGCCACGGCCGGTTTCTCGCGCTTCGCCGCCACCACCTCCGCCGGCTCCCAGTTGCTGACGTTCGTCTCGTGCACGCAGCGGGTCGTGGCCGACCGCTTCTCGACGTCGAAGTGGATCACCACGAAGTGGCGCATCGCCGGCACGTAGACGATCGCGTGGCCGTGCCGCTGATCGAGCGGTTGCCCGGCCGCCGGGCGCCGCGATCGCAGCGGCTCGCCCGCGGATTGGAACCCGGGCAGGTTCGTCGCGCGGTCCTTGAACGCGACCAGCGCGACGGGGATCGAGTCGGCGGGGAAGCGCGAGAGCCGTTCGTCGATCGCGGTCACCAGCTCGGCGGCGGTCCACGCGGTGCGCGGCGCGATCGGCGTGACGCCGGCTGCGACCTGGGCCTCGGCCATCTTCTTCCGCTGGGCCTCCATGTACTCGCGCTGCCGGATCGCGGCCTTGTTGCGCTGCTTGTCTGCGGTCATCGTCGGGTCCTTTCGTCCTTGGGGAATCGGGCAAGCAGCGGCAGCCACTTCGCCAACGGGATCTTGAATCCTATCCGCAAGGCTACCAGCGTCTGGCACGCGTAGTTGAACGGCTTCTCGGGGTCGACGCCGGCGCTGCGTAGCAGCTGCTCGGCCACACCCATCGGCATCCCGATGCGTCGGCCGCGCCGGTAGTGGGTCTTCACGAACACGTAGTAGACCAGCGGCGTCTCGTCCTCGGTGTCGGCCACGATGAACCCGGCGATGTCGGCGGGCGGGGCCTCGTCGGCGATGCAGGCGAGCGTGACCTTCACGCCGGGCCGCGCGATCATCTTCTCGATCTGCGGGATCATGATCGAGTACCAGTCGCCAACCTGGATCATGCCGGCGCTGTAGCTGTCGCGGTACGACGAGCACCACGCGTCGACCACGAACCGCATGTCGGCCGGCCCGGCGGCTCGGAAGACCAGCGGCCTCACCGGTCCACCATGGTCGTTTCAGCTGAAATGACCATCATCGGAGCAGCTCCTTCACCCGGGCGTGCCGGCGCTCCTCGCGCAGCTTCTTGCGCGCGCGGCGGTAGTCGTTGCGCCGGCCCTCGGCCAGCGGCCTGGTGTCGTTCGACTCGCGGTGCGGCTTCGGGTCGGCCTTGCCCTGATGCGCGGACACCACGAACTGCGTGTGGACGGCGGGCGCGCTCGGCCGCCAGTACGAGATCGCCGGGCACGGCTGGCGCGGGAATCGGGTGGAGTTCCGCGGGCACTGCGCCACCTCGGGCGGATCGCCGTTGACCTCGCGCGCAACCAGCGCCTCGAACGGTCCGTGATTCGGACAGAAGTAGTCGGCCGTCATCGGCGCGCCCGGCGACGTGCGGATCTTCATCGTGAACGTCATGACGCCCTCGGCATCGCCGTCCACGTCAGCTGGTCAGGCTCGTAGACCTCAGCCGGCCATGGCACCAGCCCGGCGTTGTCCTCGCGCTCCATGAGGCGCTTGGTGTAGTCGATCGATATGATCGGCGGCAGGTCGCCATCGGGGGTGTCAGTCGCGCCGATGTCGATGCACGTCGCGCCCGCCGGTACGTCGGCCCAGTACATGATGTCGTCGTCGAACACGACGAACACCCGCCGGGTCGTCATCCCAGCACCGACTTCCGGCTCGAGCTGTCGAGCGCGCCGATCGCGGTCACCAGCTTCGCCCGCACCTCGCGCGTCTGCAGCTTCGCCCACGCGACGAGCGTGTCGATGCTGATCTTCTTCGTCGCCGCGTTCGCCGCGGCCTCGGCCTTCCGCAGCTCGGCCGCGATCGTCGTCGCCTTCGAAGCCAGCCACGCGATGCGGCTCGCCTTGTCGTGCTCCTTCGGCGTGATCTTGCCGGTGCGGATGCCGCGGATCTCGTCGCGGATCGCCATCAGCGCCTCGCCGAATGCCTCGGCGGCGACGTCCTGTGGTTCCTCGGCATCGGTTTTCAGCTTCACCATGCGTATTTCACTCCTTTTAGGTGTTTCGGAACACGAAAACACGGTCATGTCAGCGCACGCCCGCAGCCATGGGGGCCAACCGAGGGGATACCCTCCCCATGTCCGGGGGCCGGACACGTAGTGGGATCGCTTGGTATGCCACGGGCTTGACGAATCTTGGCATACGGTATGACATCTCTGGTGCTCAAGCGGAGCCCTCTGAGGATCGAGAGCAGGCGCCGTTATCGCGAAGGAGAGCGCCGAGGCGCCGTTCTCCGCCTTTTGGTGCCTGCGCTGCGGCCTTGGGCCTTTTCGGCTACAGCAGCGTCTCGGTGATGCTCGTGATGGCGATGCCAGCTGCCTGCGCGCCGGTCGCCGCAACCAGATAGCTCTCGCCGGCCGGGACGTCGTACGACACGAACCACGGCTCGGTCCCGCCTTGCGCGACCACGACGCCGACGCCGAGCGTGCGCGAGAACGGCTGCGACGCGCGGACAGCCGCAGGCGTGGCGAGCGCGTCGGACCGCAGCTCGACACCGGCCGCGACGGTGCCGGCGAGCGACAAGCTCCAGGTCCACGAGCCGCTGGCGTTGACGCGCGTTGCTCGCGTCGAGCTCGGCGTGCGCTTGGTCGCGAGCGCGAGCGTGATGCTCGAGCCGGCCGCGATCGAGAACGAGGCGCCGGGCGCACCAGTGGCACCGGTCGCGCCCGCGGCGCCGGGGACGCCTTGCGCTCCGGTCGCTCCGACGGCGCCAGCTGATCCGGTTGCGCCGACAGCACCAACAGCGCCGGTCGGCCCCGCAGGACCAGTCGCACCGACCGCACCGTCAGCACCCGGCGGACCAGCCGGGCCCGTTGCGCCGGTCGCGCCGAACCCCACGCTGCTCTCGACCCATTGCTGGATCGCGGTGCCTTTGCCGCGCGAGAGGAAGCACATCGACGCGATCGCGTAGCTGTCGGTGCCCGACCCGTGATCGATCCACGTGGTGCCGTCGGACCACACGACGATGTGCGCGGTGTTCACGTCGACGACGTGCGTGATCACGCCCTCGTAGTAACGGGTGTCCGTCTCGCGGTAGGTGATGCGCTGTCCTGGTACGGTTGCCATCGCGAGATGGTAGCGAGCGCTCGTCGGCGCACACCAACCTCATCGTCCAGCCGCCTCGGCGTTGCAGCGCCGACAGACGATGCCGCCCTCCGGCGTGAGCACACGTTGTCGTTGCAGGTCGTGTCCGCGCGGACAACGTGCGCGCCGCATCCTGTAGCCGGCGCTCTTGCGCATCTCGTTCTCGCTGCGCGTGACCGGCTCGAGGTGGTGCAGCGCCGTGCAGTTGCGGCGTCGGCACAGGTGGTCGAGCTCGAGGCCGTCGGGTACCGCGCCACGCGCCGCTGTCCAGGCGGCGATGTGGGCGCGGGTCCGGCCGTGGAACGCGTAGCCCTCGCGATCGAGTCGACCTGTGGCGAGCAGGCAGCCGAACACGAGGTCGCGCTCCGTGCTCACGTTGATCGCTTGGGCGCGCCGGCGACGTCGAACCACTCACCGAGCGCGGTGAACGCGGCGCCGATGATCGACATGTCGGGATCGAAGATGTAGCCGTCTTCTCTCGCTCCCCACACCGTGTGGCGCAGTTCGCGCAGCGACCCGCTCGGGCCGTGGCCGTGGAACATCAGCTCCACCTTCGGGCCGTCGACGATCTTGCCGTTGATCGTCGACGGCCCGAACGCGCCGCGGAACACGGCGAAGCTGACGTGAAGTTCGTCCTCGACCTGGACCGCGAGCAGGCCACCGTTGCAGAGTTCTCGGGTGTGCATCGCGGCGAGCTTGATCGCTCTCTCGTCATACACCTTCATGTCGTCGCCGGTCGGCGCTGGCTCTGGCTCGAGCATCTGGATCATCATCGTCATCAGAACGGGACCCCGAGCACGTTGCTGATCTTCGTGATCGTGTCGGCGGCCGAGAGGTTTGCGCCGTTGTTGCAGAGTGCGGCGATCTTCGAGATCAGCGGGTCGACAGAGTTCGATCGCGCCGGCGTCCCTAGCATCTCTTCGTACGTCTCGATGCGCAGGGCCCACAGCTTGCGCTTGTTCGCGGCGCCCCGCTTAGAGTAGCTCCACAACTCGAGTCGGCCACCAGCCTTGACCCACTCAAGCGCTCGCGGCTCGGCCAGGATCTTGGTTCGCCGATTCGCATGGCTGGTGCCATCGGTGACCTGGATGCCCATGATGCGCGGGTAGTCGCACTGCGCGTCGGGCGGCGCGATCGCGACCACATCGATCACGCCGAACAGGTCGACGGTCGTGAACGTGCGCGGCAGCCTGCGCTCGACAACCTGCGCGGTCCACCCGCGCTTGCGGAGCTCGGCGAGCGCGCGGTGCGTGAGCGGCGTCGACTTCTTGCGCTTCTTCTTCGGCGGCGGCGGCTCGACGTCCGCGAGGTGAGCGTCGATGCCGCGGGCTTTGACGTCGGCGAGCGCGGCGCCGACCGACGACGCGGCGATCAGCTTGTCGATCACGCGCTGGCTCCCAACGGCGTGCCCGCTTCGTCCTCGAACTCCCTGATCACGGCGATCGCGCGGTCGATCTCTACCGCCAAGTCGGTGAACAGCCGGGCGAGCCGATGAACGCTGGGGCCCATGCTCGCCGGCACATTCCGGATCCCGTCGGGCCGGGTGTCGAGGATGTGCTTCGCGGCGGCGAGCAACGGCATCACGCCGATACCAGGCATGCCGCGCTCGCACGCAACGCTGACGAGCTTGCGCACCATCTTGGTGTACGCCTCGTTCTCGGCGGGCGTCGGATTCTCGTACGCGGTGGTGACTTCGATCGCCACGCTACTCCCCGTCCTCGTCGTTGGTCTTCTCGGTCTTGACCTTCTCGGTCTTGACCTTCTCGACGAGCGACACGCGGCACTCGACGCCCTTCAGGTTCTCGTACAGGTACGCGGTGATCCGGTTCTCGCGCAAGAGGCGATCGACCTCCTGCTTGGCGGCGTTGACGTCCTGACCGGCCTTGCTCGCCTTGCCCTTCGCCTTCTCGAGCGCGGTGCACGCGTCGTCGAGGGCCTTGATCGACTTCGCCTTGGGCTCGTCGTCGCGTCGGGTGTTCGGCAGTTCTTCTTGCTTACGGGACATGCGGTTCTCCTCGGTGATGGTGGTCGGTGATGAAGGTGGACTAGTGCTCGGCGCGGAGCACGATGCAGAGCTTGCGGATCTCGTCGGTCACGTCAGCTTCGCGCGCGTAGTACAGCGCGTGCGGATATGGGTTCGCGCTGGTCTCGACGCCCGGCGGCGCCTCGAACTCGAGCCGCTCGAGCGGGATCGCGATGACGTCGGTCAGCTGCCACAGCGCGCGGAACCACTCGGTGCTCGTGTCGAGCCGGAGCAGCGCGCAGAAACGCGTGTGGCCGTAGTGCGCGAGCGCTTGCTCGACGATGTCGTACGGCGGCTGAAACCAGACGCGCGTGGTCGAACGCGCGATCGACATCTCGATCTCGCCACGTTGCATCGCCTCGCACGCAGCGACCACGTCGCCCGACGGCGCAACCCAGTACGACCCGGGCGTCTGCGGCACGAACAGGCCGTTGTCACCGCGCTCGAGCTGGCAGCTGAGCGTCGAGACGATGTGCGATCGCGGGTTCGAGAACGGGTCGAGGTCCCACGGGCCGACGGCGTCGGCGTACTTCTTCGGCGTGCAGTAGCTGCCGCGCTCGACATCGCCGCTGCCGCCGTTCACGTTCGCGGTCGACTTGACGCGCTTCGCGAGCGCGTCGATCTCGGTGTCGGCGAGCCCCATCGCTCGCAGCGCGGCGCGCGGGTCGCGCTTGAGCCGATCGGCCGCGTCCGGATCGATGCCCAGTTCGCGGTACGTCGGCAGCGGGTCACCCGCGGCGCGCGCCGGCGCGTCTGGCCGATCGGCGGCGCTGGCCAGCTCCATGTAGCGCCAGGCCGTCGACTCGCTGATCCCCTCGCGCTCGAGGTAGGCCTTCCAGCTGACTCCGCTCGGTCCCCGCGCGCCCGCCTGCGCCTCGTTGGTCGCCGGCCACAGCGCGCGCGCCGCGACCAGCGCGCGGCCCAACTCGAGCCGGCGCAGGTCAGCGGCCGCGCGCGCGGCGTCGAGCTTGCGCGCGTAGCTCTCGGCCTTGCCCTCGGCCTCGCGCAGCTCTCCGAGCCGAGCGGTGACGGCGGCGAGCACGGCGTCGGGCTGGCTCGCGATGACGGCGGCGATCGACTTCATCCGCGGGCCCACGTCGCGATCTCGCGCAAGTTCATGATCGGCAGGGGCAGCGCCGCTGGCGGCGTCGAACCTAGTCCTGTCAGATTGAAGATGCGGCAGCAGCGGTCACGCAGCGTTTCCTCGGCAGACATGCCGATGGGGGCGTGCTCGCTCAGGCCGATGAACGCGTCACGTTCGGCCGCCATGCCCGCGCTGATCCGCGGGCCGCACAGGACGATGCCGTCGAGCTTGGCGATCAGCGCGCAGTTGTCGCGGATGCCGCGCGCCCGCTGCGCCGGATCGCTGTCGTCGTCGCCGGCCAGCACGTCGCCGATCCACGGCGCGACGAACGTGATGTCGGGGAACGTGTCGCGGAGCCAGTTACGCCACGCGAGCGCCTGGCCCGCGTTGTACTTGGTCGCGACCTCGACGGCGTACTCGCAGGCCACGTGACCGGTGGCTGCGATCTCGTCCTCGGTCGGTCGCAGCGGGTGCGCGACGTAGAGCACGCGGCGGATCACGGCCGCCACCCACTGCCGGGACCTGGTTGAAAGTGGACCAGACCATCGCGTTTGAGACGTTGCAGAACACGTCCCACCGCATCGTACGTCTTCCACTTATCGCAATCCCGGTGGGGTACGCCAGCGACGATGTCGGCGAGCTTCACGGGTTGCTGTTTCGACTTGCGATAGAGTTGCTGCAGTTTCTTGAGCACGAGCACCGTCGATATCGTCACAGGCTGTTCCTCCTCGGTCCGTTCGTGGTCGTCGCGCGGCGCTTCTCGGCGCGACGGGTCTTGGCTTCGCTGAGCAGCGCCGGCACGTTCGCGTGCCCGAGCTCGCGGAGTCGCGCGGCGATGGACGCCTCGCGCAGGTCGTTGTCGATCAGGCTGCGCAGCTCGCGGATCAGCTCGGCGATCTCGGCGCGCTCGCGGTCGTATCGCTCGGCGCGCTCGCGCCTGGCGATCGGCTCGCAGGTCGAGCAGAACACGACCTGCGACTTCGGGATCATCCGCTCGCCGCGCTTGGCCAGTAGCGCGTTGCTGCTCTCGAGCGCGGCGACCGTGGTCGCGTTGACCTCGACCATCGCGATCGTGCAGCGCCGGCACGGCCAGCGCTCGGCCGGATCGTCACCGCCCATCACGCGCGCCGTGGTCCGCGAGCGACCGCGGTCGTGCTCGCTCGCGGACCGAAGCCGCAGGTCGGCCAGCTGCTCGGGGTCTAGATCGCGCGTCACGCGGCCCTCGCTGTCCGCGCGATCGAGAGCAGCAGATCGCGAAACGCCGGCGGGGTCGCGGCGCGCTGATGCTTGCTGAGCCTCTGGCATGCGCCGGTCTTGACCGCACGGGCTCGCTCTGCCGCGCTGTGAAAGTTCTGGTCGAGCCGCGCGAAGTCACCACGGGCCCGCCACGTCATCGACGGTAGATCGCAAAGGAACGCGTACAGCCACGTCGCCTTTCGCGCGCGGTGGCCGTAGGCGCCCTGTTCGACGCAACACGTCCAGCCACCGATGCCGTCCGCGACGGACCCGCCGCCGCCGCGCAGCGGTCGCATCAGCCCATGTCGGCGCCACGCGTGGGAGGCCTCGGGGTGCTCGAGCACTCCGCCGAACTCGCGCACGACCGCGAGAGCCGCAGCGAAGCACCCGGCGTCATCGCCGAGCACCCGCCGAACTCGCGCTGACGGGCCACCACCCCAGTACCGACCCCACCGCTCGCACGGCGGGTGTGCGACGACCGGCCACGGACCGGCGTACTTGCGGGCGTCGCGTTGCTCGTCCCACGGATCGACGTCGGGCATGCCGAAGTAGCAGCCGCCGGTCTGGACGTACAGCGCGGCGATCACCGTGATCCTCCGCGCTCACCCTGAGCCGTCCGGACCTCGACGAATTCCGTGCACTGCTCGCCGCGATCGTGCGGAGGCAACGCGCCATGAACGCCGTAGGTCTCGCCGCAGTTCTTGCACACCCTGAACAGCTGGCGCGCTGTCGTCGTGACCGGCGCCATCACCCAGCCTCCCTGCCGCCGTGAATCAGCGCGAGCAGCGGCGGCTGGTCGACTCGCGCAGGATCGCGGCGCGGTGGATGCGCAGCTGCGTGCTTCGCGATCAACTCGCGGTACAGCGCGCGCGCGGGGTCGAGGTAGCGCGAGATGTTCTGCGGACCGAATAGCGTCTCGGGGCAGAGGTGCTTGCGCATCTTCGCCGAGTCGCGCCAGCCGAGCGCGCCCTCGGCCTCCGGGTCGGCGCAGTACGCGACCACCGCTCGCAACTCGACCTCGGTCACGCCGGCGCGGAGCTGCGCTGCGATCAGGCTGACGTGCTTCTCGGTGCCCGAGTACGTCACGCCGTTCTGCGCGCCGAGCCGGGCGAGCACGACCTCGGCGCTGGCCCGTTCGGCCGGTGTCGGTCCGAGGCCAGCCTTCGGCGCGCGCTTGCCCCCCTTGGGGGCTTTAGGGGTCTGATCTTGAGCAGGAGCAGGAGCAGGAGCAGGAGCAGGAGCGCTGGGATCCGCTGGTGCGAACCTCCCATCCACCCGCTGCGCTCCTGCAGCCCGTGCTTTCCCAGCCTTGGCGGCTTGCTCCTGATTGCGCTGGAGCCACATGCACCGCTTTTCTGCACCAGCGATGCGCATTCGGCGCGTCTTGCTGTCGCCTCGGCCGGCGCCCCAACGCGCCAACTCGGAGTCGATCAAGGCCTGCGGTCCGGCGGCGCCAAGCAGCTGCTCGACCAGCCACTGAGGGATCTCAAATTCGCCGCGGCGCGTGCACTCCGACCACACGTGCAGCATGCGACCGCGCGCGTGATCGGCATCAGCCAGGCCTAGGAGCTGCGCGAACCGCGCGAACCGCGGGTCAAGCAGCGCGGTGGTATCGACGTTGACGCGCGACACCTACGCCGCCTTCTCGGCGCGGGGTCCGCGCAGCGCGATCTGGACGTGGTTGATCCCGCCGCGCCGTGCGCAGCGCGCGCTGCCCGACCAGCGGCCCTTGCGCCCGCACGTACAATCCCAGCGGTAGACCTGCAGGTACACCGACGGTGCCCGCGTGATGTCGATCGTGATCGTGTGCGCCGCGGAGATCAGCGTGCCGGTCTCTGGGTCGCGGATCGCCTCGGCCCTCACGTGTTGTCCCCACGGCGCCGTGTGACGTGCTGATCGTCGCTGGCCCACTCGTTTGCCCAGCTGGCCGGCTCGGCGTCATCGCGCATGCGCTCGATCCGCATCAGCTGTTGGTCGAGCGCATGCAGTTCGGGGCTCGAGCAGAGCGCGAGCCGGCGGCCGATGTCGGCGACCATGCCGCGGCGCTGATCGCTGGTCACGCGGCCTCGGCGGCCGGCGGATGGTCCTCAATCGGCGGCGGCGCCGGGGTGATCGGGGTGACGAGGTCGGCGGGCGTGGTGCCGAGCACGCGCGCGACAGGGTCGAGCCGCTCGAGCGGGATGACGGTGGTGCCCGACTCCCACCGGCACCAGCCCTCTGGGGTGACGCGCGCGCGGCGGGCACACGCTGCCTGCGTGAGCCCCATCGCCTCGCGTCGGATTCGGATGTTGCGCCTCACGACTTCCGGAGTGGTCATTCCGGATTGATGCACCGCCGCAGCGTCAGGTGTCAATCACGATGCGCATCGACAGCGGAGGCGTATCAAGTCATGTGACCGATACAAAAGGAGTTTTTCTCGCAGATCCCTGGAGATCGAATTCGGCGTCGCTTCATGCGCAGTTGACTATTGCGTATCGCGTCGGCATATATGGGTCATGTCCCAAGCGAAGTGGCCCACCCTCTCGACCCCCCAAGAGCAGATCGTCACCGCGATGCGCGACGCTGGTCGCGAGGAGCTGATCAACTACGCCGGCGCGGCCCACCGCGACGCGACCGCGGCCTGGGTGTGCTTCCACTGGCTCGCCGATCGCAACGCCCTTGGCCCGGTGCTCAAGAGCCGAGCCCTCAACAGCCAGGGTGGCCACACGACGCCCGATATGTTCGTCGCGCAGTTCGCCCGGGGCTGACAGCTGCGCCGGCCGAGCGCCGATCCTTGCCGATCGGCGTTCGACCGGGCACAGCTGCCCTTGGGAGGAATAGCATGATGGATCAGGTTGAGAGGACGATCGCCCGCACCGCGCGGGCCGAGGCGATCGCCAAAGCATTGATGGCCGAGCACGCGGAGCTCGGCGACTCCCCGCACGTCGCGCGGGCCGAGGCGATCGCGGAGATGGTCGGGGCGATCGCGCTGATCGCGGCGCAGGGCGCGTCCCCCGTCGACTCGATCATGGTCGCGCTCGCCGGGCTGTCGATGGCCGGTTCGATCGCCGCGATCTCCAGCCGGCCGCACCCGAGCATGACGAGCACACCGCCGAGCGGGGTCGTCTCGTGATCGACCTGCCTAAGCTCGAGCCGATCGCGTACGACCGGCTGCCGCTCATCACGCCGGTCGACTGTCCGCTCTGCGGCGCGCCGGTGTTCATCCCGTCGGACTCCGATCGCGAGCGCGTCACGTGCGTCGACATGGATTGCGGAGCCGAGCTGGTGACGCGCCTGCTGATCGACGGCGTCGCGCTCGACCAGCTGGCCGAGGTTGAGTGATGGACTTCGCGTTGTACAGCACCGGCATGTTCGGCTTCGGCGCGATCACCGGAGCCCTGCTGTTCTTCGTCGTCGACCGCGTCTCGAGACGCCGGGCGGATATGCCAGCCGCGACGCCGCGCGCGATCGCCGCGCATCAGCGATCGACGAGACTCGCGTTGCCGCCCAACCGGCGCCGCCAGGTCATCCCGATCACCAGCTTCACCGACCACGAGGACACCCGCCCATGATCACCGAGACCGCGCCGATCCCCGATCATTCGATCGGGCTCGAGGAGTTCTACGGCCGGATGTTCCGCGCCGCGATCGACGGCGCTCGCGCCGGCCAGTACATGACGCTCTCCGTGTGGGGGTGCGTCGCGGCCCGCGCTCTCGACACCCTGGCCGCAGACATCGGGGTCACCGTAGAGCACGACGAGTACCCGAGCCAGGATCAGCCGGTTGGTGATCTGATCCGGGTCGCTCGCATCGTCATCCCGTCCACTGGTGGTTCGATCACGGTGCACCTGTCATGAGCTGGCCAGCCATGATCCTCACTGGCACGCCGCCTGTGGTCCGCGCTCGTAGCGCTCTGCGCGAGGGAATCTGCTACCTGCTGCCGATGACGTACGATCAGCTGCGCGCCGAACTGCGCGCCGAGTACGATCCCAAGCTGCGGGACGAGAGGCTCGACCTCGCGCTCTCTGCGCTGGTGCGCGCCAAGGAGATCCGGCTGCGCAACGGCGTCTATCACCTGGTGCCGCGATGAGCCACTGGCGCGACGTGCACCGGCGCGGCAACCCGGACTTCTTGTTCGCCGAGGACCTCGGTTCCCCAGGGACCGCGGTCGTCGTGCAGCTCGCCGCGATCCTGCCGCGAGCGAAGATGCGCGCGGCAGGAAGCAACACCGGCGAGATGCCGGCGTGCACGTTCGTCGGCAAGGGCCCCAAGAAGCTGGGCCTGAACCGCACGAACTGCAAGGTGCTCGAGACGCTGACCGGGACTTCTGAGGTCGAGCGCTGGGCCGGCACGTGGGTCGTGCTGACGGTGGTGCGCACGTCGTACCCCGACCAAGTCACGCATACGAAGATGGAGACCGACGCGATCCGCATCGCACCCGACCGGCCGAGCGCGCAACAGATCGCCGAGGCCGAGCAGCGGCGCGGACCGGCGGGCGGGCGGGCGGCGGGCAAGGCCGCGTCCAGGGCCGGGGACTCCGCGCTCACGGCAGAGGAGATCGCCGAGCACGAGCGCATCGAGCGCGAGGAGCGACGCCAGTGATCACCCGCGACATCGACGCCCTCTACGATCATCGCTCGGAGCCGGATGCCCGCAGCGTGCTCGAGGATCTACAACTCGAGGAGGGGGCTCGCAGTACGCGCCTGGGGCTCGCGCTCTGGTTTATACACGCCGTCGGCGGCGACGTCGTCGTCGGCGTCGTCGCCAGCGTCGTCGGCGGCGACGCTGGCGACGACGCCGCCGACGACGACGCCGGCGACGCCGCCGACGCCGTCGGCGGCGACGGCGGTCGCGACGCCGACGCTTGGCGCAACATCACTAGCTTGATCAACAAGGAACCAGACATGAAGGACGGGCTGAAAATCATCCGGGTCACCGGCGCGTACTACGGGTACGCGGTGACGAAGATCGCGTGGATCCGGCGCATCGTCGGCGACGAGTGGGAGATGATGCCTGGCGCGAGGACCATCATCCGCACCGGGTCGCCGAGGACGCTCGATAGCCTGGCAGCGCACGGGCCGCGCAAGGATCACACGCTGACCGATCCCGCGATCGGCAGCGAGGAACTCAACCGGCTGATGATCCGCCGGTCGCTGCCGGCCGACGAGATCGCCTGGGGCGATCTGTGCCCGCGGCCGGTCGGCTGGGTCGAGGCCGAGTCGTGATCGACGACGACGACGACGACGAGAACGAGGCACGCGATCATCCGGTCGCCGGCGATCGCATCATCGACCCGCGCGATGTCCCGGTGCGCTTCCATCACCTGCGCGCGATGGGGCAGTCGCCGCAGCACGCGTACCACGCGTTCCAGGCTGAGGCCGGGGACACGCTGAGCAAGCTGCTCGGCAGCGGCACGCACGCGGTGCTGTTCGATCGGCCGTTCGCGGTTTGGTCCGAGCCCGCGACCTACAAGGCGGGGCCGCGCAAGGGCGAGCCGACCGGCAAGCTGTCGCCGCGCGCCGCGACCAACGGCAAGTGGGTCGAGTTCCAGGCACGATACCGCGACGCGGTGATCATGACGCCGAGCGAGATGGCGATCGCCCGCGGCATGGTCACCGCGATCCGCAGCAACCGAGATGCCGCGGCGCTGCTCGATGCCGACGGGCTGCACGTCGAGGAGACGATCTACTTCGACCAGCTCGGCCGCAAGCGCCGCAGCACGCCCGACATCTGGACGGTCGACGGGCTCGACCTCGAGGAGAAGCGCGGTGGTTTCGTCGCCGAGCTCAAGACCACGCGGTGCGCGAACCCGTTCGTGTTCTGGCGCGACGTGAAGCGGTACAGCTACCACGCGCAGATCGCCGACCAGGGCAGGGCGATCGCCGCGCGCACCGGCAAGGTGCCGAGCTCGAGCTACATCATCGCGGTCGAGTCGTCGCCGCCGCACGTCGTCCAGGTCTATCGGCTGCCGTGGCCGATGATCGAGGACGGCGAGCAGCTCTGCTCGATCTGGCTCGATCGCCTGATGGTCGTCGAGGCCGCTGGCCAGTGGTCGACGGGCTACGCGAGCGGCGTGATCGACCTCGAGTTCCCCGACTTCGGCGCGCCGCGCGCGGCCGAGTAGTCATTTCAGCTGAAACGACCGTTTACCGAGGAGGGATCAGTGGCACTCGTTTATCAGGTGACGATGGATGGTCGCGACGTCGACGGGGCAGGCAGCCTCGCGATGGCCGCGGAGTACGCGCGCAGGGCAGCGCGTGGACGGCCGGGCGCGATCGCCTGCGTCGACAACCTCCAGGGCGAGCGCGTCGCCGAGTACGTGATCGACGCGAACGGCGATCTTCGCGCGTGGGTGCGCTGATGCCGGCGTACTCCCCGGCGCGCCGCCGCTCGCTGCTCGACAAGGGCCTGTGCGGCACGTGCATGTGCAGGCCGCGGCTCGAGGGGCGCACCGAATGCTCGGTGTGCCTGCAGCGACGGAACAACTACACGAGGCATGCGAAGCCAGGATCGTGGTGCATCGACTGCCAGGCCTGTGGCTTCCATCGCGACGGCTGCCCGGCCGCGCCGGGCGTCGAGCGGAGGGCGAAGTAGATGGCGACGCTGCGGTACGCCGCCGAGCTGCCCAGCGACATCACGATGCTGGCCGATCTACGGCGCGAGCTGATCGCCGTGCAGTCCGACCTAGCTGACGCGCGCACAGCGCTGGTCGCCGAGGAGACCGGCGCCGAGCCCGCCACGGTCAGCTTCTGGCGCGGCCGGGCACAGGAGGCGACGCGGTTGCTGCGGCTAGAGCGCGAGCAGCGGATCTCCTTGGAGACGAGATCAGCATCTTCGCCGTCTGGATCCGATCGCAGCCAACGCCGATAGTGGACTGCTGCGCGTTTTGCGCAGCACCACCCTAGGAGCTGATATGCGTTTCGCCCTGATCGTGATCCTGTCGATGACCGCCTGCCTACCCGTTGCATCGCCGTCCGAGCCCGACACCTCAACGGCCGATCAAGCCGACGAGCAGCTCCCGCCGGCCACGCCGACCTGCGCGTCGCTCGGTTGCCCGTACGCGCCGAGCGGCAACCCGTCGATCTGGGCGCCATGCTCAGGCAACTACTGCTGGTGCGGCCACCCGGCGCAGGCCTGCGTGGTCAACCAGGTCGACACCTGCCCGCACTGCTGACCCGCCCCGGATTGGGCGGGTCGAAAAAAGTCGAGATATCCCTGCAACCGGGGCAGGGGACGAGGTTCTA